CGATGTTTAAGCCGGAGTGGTTTGATGTTGTTGAGAAACCGCCCGAAAAGGTGGTCGCCCGGGTGCGATATTGGGACAAGGCGGGGAAAGAGGGCGGCGGGGACTATACCGCGGGCGTGCTGATGAGCAAGACCGCCGAGGGGCGGTATTACGTTGAGCATGTGGTCCGGGAGCAACTCTCGATCTATCGCCGCAACAAAAAAATCAGGAAGATGATCGATATGGATTTGACGCTGCCGGGGCCGACGACCCGAGCCTGGCACGAGCTGGAGGGCGGCTCAGCTGGCCCGGAAGCGGCCATCAACCTGGTGAAGGAGATGGAGGGGCGGCCGATCCAACCTGACCCGGTGGGGAACAAGAGCAAGGAAGTGCGGGCGAGCGCGCTGGCCAACGCCTGCGAAGCGCAACTGGTGCACCTGGTGAAGAGCAACTGGAACCGGGAATTTATTGACGAGCTGATGATGTTCCCGAGGGGCAAACATGACGACCAGGTGGACGCGGCCGCAGGGGCGTTTAACCAACTGGCCCGGAGCGGGCGGAGCGGGGTGTATTGATGGCGAAACTTAACTGGCTGACACGGACGGGCGCGGATGTTTTCCGGACGTTGCGGATCTGGGGCAAGGCGGTGCGGGGGCAGCGCTATTCCGTGACCACGATCAACTCCAACGGGGTGGAGGTGGTCCGCCTGGTGGATTATGGGACGTACTGCGAGGAGGGCTATAAGCGCAACGCGGTGGTGTATGCCTCCGTGCGGGAGATCGCCCGGACGGCGCCCAGCGCGAGGTTGCAGGTTCACCGGCGGCTGACCCGGGGGCAGACCGAGATTTTTGAGGACAGCCCTTTGCAGACCGTTTTGGACATGCCCAACCCCCGGCAGAGCCACTATGACTTTGTCGAGATGCTGTTGACCTATCTCAACCTGGACGGGAACGCGTTCATTTTGCGGGAGCGGGGGGACGGGCTGCGGGGTGAGACCGTTGCGATGTGGCTGCCCAGGCCGGACAAGATGACGCCCGTGATCGACACGCGCAGGCAGGTTTATGACGAGGGCGCTCTGCTGGGGTACAGCTATATGATGCAAAATGGTGAAAAAGTGCTGTTTATGCCGGAGCAGGTGATCCATATCAAGTACCCGGACCCTAACGACCCGTATCACGGGCTGGGGCGGGGGATCCCGCCGCTGATGGCAGCGGCATATGACGCGGATAACGATAACAGCCAGACCACGTTCATCAAGCAGTTTTTTAAGAACGGTGCGGTGCCCAGCGGGATCATCAAGAGCCGCAACATCCTGGATGACAGCGAGGTCAAGCGGATCCAGAACCGGATCTCGGAGCAGTATGCCGGGGAGCAGAACTGGCATAAGGTGATGGTTTTGGACGCGGACGCTGAATATCAGCAGACGGGGTTGAACCTGAGTGAGATGGTTTTCCCGGACCTGCGGGCGATCTCTGAGACCCGGATCTGCGCGGCTTTTAAGGTGCCGCCGGTGCTGATCGGGGTCAAGCCGGGGCTGGACGCGGCGACCTACAGCAACTATGCGCTGGCGCGGCGGGCGCTGTGGGAGGACAACATCATCCCGACCACAACCAAGCTGGCGGAGGCACTGACCCGGGCTTTTTTGGGTGAGCTGGAGGAGGACACCTTAATTCTGCCGGATTACAGCCAGGTGGTGGCGTTGCAGGACGACCGCACCAACCGGTTTGCCCGGTCCAACCAGGCGATTTTGGGCGGGTGGATCACGGTCAACGAGGCGCGGCGGGAAGTGGGCCTGGGGCCTTTGCCGGAGGGGGTGGGCGATGTGCTTTACCGGCCGCTGATGGTGGAGGCGATTGACGACGGGCCGGGGGACGCCAGTATGAAGTCGCAGGTGGTCTCTGAAGGCTCTTCAGCTGGCGAGATTGCCACGTCGCCCGTTGGGCTCCTCGCAATGACAAAAAAGAGTGAGATCGTGTGGAAGCGGTTTGACCGGATCGCCCGGGCCTGGGAGCAGAAATTCCGGGATAAAGCTGTTGACCTGTTTGAGCGAGAGAGACGCGGCGTTGAGGCGGCGATCCGGAGCGAAAAGGGGCAGAGCATCAAGGCGATCGATTATGACGCGATCCGCAAGGCGATTGAGGCCTGGCTGGCTGCACATGGGCTGAGCGCCTGGGCGGACGGATTTATGCCGCTGATGCTGGGGCTGACGAACGACCAGGTGGCAGAGTGGGTCGCCGCGCTGGGGGTGGACTGGTCGATCGAGAACCCGGCCGTTGAGGCTTTTATCCGGCAGTACAGCTTCCGGTTTGCGGAAAGGGTCGGGGAGACCACGCGGGAGAATATCCGCGAGATGATGAGCGCCGCACAGGACGAGGGCTGGTCGATCACAAAGTTGATCGATGAGATCCAGTCGATTTATGGCGGCTGGTCGGAGACGCGGGCGGAGATGATCGCCCGCAGCGAGACGATCAGGAGTTCGAACGCCGGGCGGGTGGAGGCCTTTCGGCAGACCGGGGTTGTAGAGCATGAGTGGTATGCGAGCCCGGACGAACGGGCCTGCCCGTTTTGCGCTGAGCTGCATGGGCGGAAGATCGCTGTGGGCGGCGTGTGGCAGCCGGAGGGCGGCGAGATGGTGGTGAGCGGACAACGGCTGGTGATGAGCTATGGCGATGTGCTGTACCCGCCGCTGCATCCGAACTGCCGGTGTACCACGATGGCGGTGTTGGGTGACTAGGGGTTAGTTCGCCGACCTCACGAGAGGTTGGCACTGCGCTGATGCGCCTTGATGGCGCTCAGCTTGTGAGGTGCTGATATGGAAAACAAGATGGTAACAAAAATATTTCCGAGCTATACGAAGAGTATGGACGCTGAGACGGGGATCGTGGAGGCGTATGTGAGCGTGTTTGGGATCATGGATCAGGATGACCCGCCCGACATCATCGAGCTGGGGGCTTTTGCGAAGACGATCCAGGAGCGGGGGCCTGCAGGGGCGCGCAAGATCCGGGTTTTGCACCAGCATACGTGGAAGGACGTGATCGGGATGCCCCTGGCGCTGGTGGAGCATACGCGGGATATGCTGCCGCCCGAGCTGCTGGCGCTGTTTCCGGCGGCGACCGGCGGGCTGTTTGCCCGGACGCAGTTTGCGATGGACGTGCAACTGGGGCGGGAGACATATGCGCTGTATAAGATGGGGGCGATGGACGAGTGGAGCATCGGGTTTGACTACATCCAGAGCGAGTTTGTGCGGGTGGATGGGGTGGAGGCCCGGCTCAACAAAGAGCTTAAACTGTGGGAGTATTCGCCGGTGACGTGGGGGTGTAACCAGGCGACTGTGACCACGGCGGTTAAACAGGATGGACGGCCCGCATCTGAGGATGCAGTTGCATCTGGGGATGCAGGGCCTTTAGATGGCCGGAGCCTCATGGCCTCCGGCACTAAACTGGTGCGCGCTGATGGCGCTCCAGTGCGCGCCGAGCCGCATCAGGAAGATGCACTCACGCGGGAGATGCGACTGCGAGAAATTCAAATTTTAGAAGCGGATCTGGCGATTAAGAGCGCCAGACTGAGGAGGTAAGTAGAAATGCCCACAATAAATGCGATTACAAAAGAAAAGGTTGCTGAGCTGTATGAGGAAGCGGCACGCAACCTGAAAAACGCTCAGGAACTGATCGGCGAGCATAAGACGCTGTCCGATGAGCAGAAGACCCAGTATGACGCCTGGATGGCGAACGTTGACGAGATCAAGGACCGGGCGGAGCGAGCTGAGAAGTTGATGAGCACAGAGGCCGAACTTTCGGCGAAGCAGGCCGAGCAGAAACTGGCCCAGGAAAAAGCCACCAACGAACAAAAGATCAGGGAAGCGGGCTTTGAGCATGGATGGCAGTATCTCAAGGCGATCTACGACTTTATGATCGATGGGGTACGGGACCCCCGCCTGGAAAAGCTGCAGAACACCAAGGACATGAGCGGCGAGACCGGCATCACAGGCGGTTTCCTGCTGCCGACCCAGCAAAACCAAGAAATTTTGGCAACCCGTGGTGAGGCAAGCGAGATCCGCAACCGGGGCCGGGTGGTCCCGATGGGCGCTAGGACCGTGGACTTTCCGGCCGTTGATTACAGCAAAGGCGAAGCCGGGAAGAGCGCGTTCTTCGGGGGCGTCCAAACCTATTACGTCGAAGAGAGCAAGGAAATCGACGAGAGCGAACCCAAGTTCAAGACCGTCGAACTGAAAGCCAAAGAAATTGCCGGATACGTTGAAATCCCGAACAGCCTGCTCCGCGATTCGCCAATTTCGCTGGAAGCGTTTTTACAGGGCCCGGGGAGCTTTGGCGGCGCTCTGGCCTGGCAGGAGGACTATGACTCTCTGCGCGGGGCTGGCGCCGGGAAGCTGCTGGGGATCCTAAACTCACCTGCGGCCATATCCACTTCGCGCAAGACCGCCAGCAAGTTTCAGTTTGAGGATGCGGTGACGATGGCCAGCCGGATGATCCTGAGCGGATCGCCGATATGGCAGATCAGCCAGTCGGTCATGCCCCAGCTCTACCAGATGGTGGACAGCAATGGCAACAACATCTGGCAGGGGTCGGCGGCGGTCGGGAAACCTGACACCCTTTTGGGATGGCCGATCAAGTGGACGGAGAAACTGCCTGCGCTTGGCACTAAAGGCGATGTGTGCCTGGTCGATTTGTCGTGGTATCTGCTGGGCGATCGCCAGGCGGTCACGATGGATGTGAGCCGTGAGCACAGATTCCGGAGCAATCAGACCGCGTTCCGTGTGATCGAGGCGGTGGATGGGAAACCGTGGCTGGATGCACCCATCACGCTGGCTGATGGTGCGACCACAGTCAGCCCGTTTGTTTTGTTGGATTAAGTCAATACAGGCCAGGGCCTTTCGGCCCTGGCGAAATGCTGAATTTTTCAGCTGGAGGTGAGTGATGGCAGAACTATTTTCGGAAAAAGTTGCCGTTTTGGGAACAATCGATCCTGATGCTTACGGCCCGGACCTTTATGGGGCTGTGGCCTATGCTACCGACTGGATCGACATGAAAGTTTTCGATCAGGTTGGGTTTGTGGTCATGGCAGGCGCTTTTGGGGCTGGTGCTACGCTCGATTTCAAGGTGCAGGAGGCGACCAGCGACGCTGGCGCGGGCGCACAGGATTTGAGCGGGAAAAGCATCACCCAGCTCACGGATGCGGGAAACGATGACGATAAGCAGGTGATCGTCGGTGTGAAAGCCGGTGAACTGGCGGTGAACGATGGCTACCGGTATGTTCGAGGCGTGATGACCTGCGCTGTGGATGACATTGATGCAGCGGTGATCGCGTTGGGCGTTGATCCATCCTATAAGCCAGCGAGCAATTTTGACCTGGCCAGCGTTGATGAGATCGTGAGTTAAGGCCGCGACTGGACAAGATGTGACTGGGCGGTCGGTATCCCTGGCCGCCCAGGATGAGGAGTTGCAATGGCAGCAAAAAAGAAGGATTTGGTTGTGACCGCGGTGAGGCTGTTTGCTGATGTGGTCTCCGGCAAGACCTACCGGCCGGGCCAGGCGGTGGAGGGCTGGGATGAGGCACGCGCCAGGCACTATGCGGAGCGCGGATTGGTGCGCATCCAGGCGCCCGAGGTAGATGACGGGCAGATGACGATTGATGAGGCTTTGAGCGAGCCGGAAGATGAGGCTTTGAGCGAGCCGGAAGATGAGGCTTTGAGCGAGCCGGAAGATGATAAACCGGCCTCAGGGAAACCAGGGCCGGAGAAAACGAAACCGCAGACCGGCGGAGAAGGCAAAAAGTGAGTGATGATGATCACGGCAGCGACAGCGTTCAGCGATCCGAGGACCGGGCGGGCCTACGAGCCCGGAGATATCATCGCGGGATTGAGCGCGAACAGGGCACGGCAATGGGAGAAAAAGGGGCTGGTGAGCATCCAGGCGGAGGCTCCCGGGAAAAACCCGGGGATGGCGTTGCAGGATGGCTTTGCGGATGAGCAACTGGTTGCGGAGTATGACGCGCATTTTTTGCGGAAACCCGCGAAGTGGACCGAGCTGGTGACACGAAATGAGGCCGCCCACCGGTATCTGAGCCAGCATCTGGGGCATGTCCCGGAAAGCGTGCTGGACGTGGGGTGCGGGAACGGGCATACGCTGGCTTATGTGGCCGAGCGGTGGCCCGAGGCGGCGCTGTTTGGGCTGGATATCAGCCCGGAGGGCCTCAAGCTGGCC